AACCTAACAAAATTAGGAAAGGGATTACCATGTCTTCTAAGAAGTATGGTTCCAAGTTCGTAAAGGACTTGGTCAGCTACCGTGTGCCTTCAGGATTCAATCCTGCAGTTGTCGAGGATTTCTTCGAAGCTCTCGATTGTCCGCGAGCGTTAACGTGTTACTTGCTATGGAAACATAACGAGCATTCACAGTTAGCTAAACTCACGTTCAATCCGGCTGACTATAGTGATATGGTCAGCTGTCGAGATGCCTATGCTGCAACCAAATTCTTATCTAAGTACAAAGATTTTTCTTTGGACGAAGATCTGGACGAGGCTGCTTTTAAGAAGTTCATGGAATTCGAACTTCTTTGCAAAGGTACAAATAGTCTTTTCCGGAATAGAACGAGTCCTGCCTTCTATGAAGGTCGGACCGCTAAACTGCATAGTGCAGTTAAGCGAAAAATCGAACTTATCCTTGGAGACTATGAGGCGGAAGAAATTTTCTCTTCACCTGATTGGGGTCCTGGTGCCTCAACGCTTGTAAAGCGAAGAGATGCCAGTGCTACCAATAAGTTCCAGTTAGAAACTGGAATAACACGAGATCTACACGCCCTTGTTACCGATGAGATACTAGAAGGAGCTTATCCCAACTGGTATTCTCATTTGGTTTCGGTAGGTTTTCCAACCTATCAAACCGGTAATAAAGTGGTGACCGTCCCTAAAGATTCGTCGACTAATCGAGTTATCGCTATAGAACCTGGAATGAATTTATGGTTCCAGAAGTCTATTGGTGATATGATTAGGCGTCGTTTAGTTAGGTGGGGTGTCGACCTCTCGCGTCAGAATGTGAATCAGGAGCTTGCGCGTATTGGTAGTATTACCAACTCGCTTGCTACTGTGGATCTTTCTTCGGCGAGTGACTCTATAGCCTATTCCGTTGTCGAGGAGTTGTTACCTCGGCGTTGGTTTAGTATATTGGAGTCATGTCGATCACCTTTTGGACTTTTGAAAGGCAAACAGTACAAATGGGAGAAGTTCTCCAGTATGGGGAACGGCTACACATTTGAACTGGAGACCCTAATATTCTATGCAGTTGCAAAATGCTGCGCAGAGTATATGGGTACCCGTGAGCGTGTAAACGCTTATGGAGATGACGTTGTTTTGCCATCTTCCGCCTTTCACGTCTTTGCAGAGATGATGAGCTTTTACGGCTTTCGCATTAATGAAAAGAAGAGCTATGTGAACTCTCCTTTTCGCGAAAGTTGTGGAGCCCATTATTATCTCGGTAGCGACATAAAACCCATCTATCTTAAAGATAGGATTCACTCCATTCCGTCTGTTTACAGACTGGCGAACGCAATCCGACGACTAGCCAGCAGGCGTTGTTCACATCTCGCCTGTGATGGTAAGTTTAAGAGAGTGTTCGATCGCCTTGTCCTACAGGTTCCTTCTCGGTTTCGACTGAGAATTCCTGATGGATACGGCGACGGTGGTTTCGTCTCAAGCTTTGATGAAGCCACGCCCAACGTCGCAAGGACTCACCCAAAAACCCTCGGGTTTGAGGGGTATAGAGTTCCTAACGTCGTGGAGGTGAGCTTGACTCACCAGGATGAGCGGAGAGGCTATTTACTAGCCAATCTTTGGGCTTTGGAGCTACGTCCCCAACGGGACAAGACGGTCCAAACTAGGCATAAAGCGATTAGAGACCTTGTTCTAACTAAGCCTTCCCAAGCACTTAACTCGGTGCCAAAGAAGGAACGGTTAAAAACTAAGATCTCTATTAGCCTAGTCCAACGGTGGACTTATATGGGGCCATGGGTTGATTACCCAGAATCCTAATAAGTCGTAACGTGTAGGTCATGGCCCTCTCATTGCGAGAGGGCTTTTCCCGAAAAC